TATAGTATTCGCACCATTCATTAATGAACTCCGGCATCAACAAATAATCAATCTGTAATTGTGCTGTAGCTACCTGTTTAAATGTAAAATCGGTAATATCTACAACCTGTACAGCAAAAGCATCTTGTCCATCCTTAGCCGGATCAACTGTCATTATATACTTTCTTCCAGGTTCTGGGTACTCATATATTCTTAATTTACCATCTCTAATCTCATGAGTTTCGCCATGACTCATTTCTGAAAGTTTATTAGCTGAGATTAGCGTATGACTCGAACCCATAAATTCGTTCGCATAGTTCTGGTTAAAGTAAATTAAACCATGCTTCTTAACAATCTTATCCATAAATTCTGATGGATCCATTTGACTTCCATCTGGATTAAATCTTGGTACATCCTTCCAATCAACTTCAAAAAGATTCATACCATTAATATCTTCTCTAGCACCCTTAACCATCTGGTAAAAATGGTTCATACCATTAGCAGTACTAAGAATAATATTTTTCTTCCAAGCTAGACCTGATTGAGATGGGAAAATAGAGTCGGCAAATTCTTCCCATACTGTTGACCTAATAAACGCACATTCGTCAACAACTAGAATAGCAATAGTGTAACCACGGAAAGCATCAGAGTTAGGTACATCTGTTAATATACGCATTTTGGATTCGTTCTCAATTGAACCCTTGTTCCATACATTAATACCTTGTTGCATCCATACTGGGAGTTCAATAAGAATATTTTTGGTATTTGCCAAAAATTCCCTAGCCTGAGCACCTTTGTTACCTACAATACCAATGTTAATATCTTTACTGAAATTAAATCTGTGAGCTAAATAAATTGCGGTTGATATTGATTTACCAGATTGTCGTCCCATAAGACCAATGTTATCTTCATTCTCATCTGGGATAATAGAATTAAGAAAGTCATCCTGATAAGGTCGAATATCTGGAAAGTTCACACCTGATTTGGTTTTAATTTTAATGTAATTATCTTTAAAGTAATGAATGTCTTTTGCGCATTTTTCCAATTCTTCAATATGAATAGGATGCAGAGTCATTTTAGTAAATGCTTTTTTCAGACGTCTGTTACCATTGAAAGAGATACGATTACCATAAGCATCTAGGTAGTACTGTTCATTATCTTTCTCAAGATCGAGTATATCTAAGGCGAGTTGTTTTCCTTCATTACCATGAGCTCTTAATGCTTCTAAAAGTTCAGAAGTGATCTCATGTTTATTTGATTTCAGGTACTCTATGGTATCTTCATCAAAAATTTTTTTCAAGGACATTCAGTTTCTTCCTTCTTTTTAAATAGAAATAAATTATAATACTATTTATTAACTAGGAGAGAATATGAAGATCTACTTAAGTGGTAACATGACACCATCCGCTGAATATTATGAACAATGGACTTCAATGTTCAGTCATTACTTAGACAAGTTCGACACGCCGTATAAATGTTCTATATCTAAATTGAAAGATCCAACAGATGGCAAATTTATTGTTCATCACGATTTAGCTCGATTGAAGCGTTGTGATATTCTGGTGGCTAATCTTTCGGTAACAGATACCAGTCATCATTTGACTGGTGCAATTGTCGAGATCTATGAAGCATATAAGCAGAATAAACCCGTGTATGTTTACTACAGTACAGAGAATCCACGCTCTGAACAGGCTGGTAGTTCTTGGATTCAACAGTTTGTTACCCGAGAATTTGATGATATAACTGAACTTTTTGACTTTTTAATCCATGAGGAGAATGTATAATGAACAAAGAATTCCGTGACTTTTTGGCAGCTGAGTATAATAAACTTACTGCAAAAGAACAGAAGGCAGCTGATGCTCTAGCTGATGAAGAAAAGAGTACACGACAGAAAGGAGCTCAAAAGGCTGCTGTAACTCGAGCACAACGTACATTTATGGACATGCTAAAAACTAAAGTAAATGATACTAATGCTCCAGAAGAGGAAATTGATGATACTGAAGGTACTGAAAATACTGATGTTCATGATAATGAACCTGAGACTTCAGATGTACCTGATATCGAACCAGAATCTTCTGATACTCCAGAATCTCCTGAACAGGAAACTCGAGAGGAATAATTATGTACACTCCGGATAGTTGGATTATTGTAAAAATCAATGGTATTGATCCACATTATCGAATCTTTGGTGGATGGAATGAAAGATATACACAAGGTGCTTCATGGAGATTGAACTCTGGGATTGTACAGTGCATTGAAGAAGGAGATTCATATGAATTTTATGGATTTAGTGGATCCGTCTATGTAGTTAAAAAAGATTCATACAATAGATTAGATCTCTATAACCGGGGTGTGATTGAGTCCTACTGTGATGGTAGTGCTGGTACAATGGAGATTCTGGAAGAAGTTCCAAAAGATTTAGAAAATTTCGATTGGATTATCAAAAGAATTTAAAAAAGTGCAAAAAATGCAAAAAAGTGTTTACTTTTGCTATAGTTATGATAGAATAGCTCTATCAAATGAAATAAGGAAACAATTATGAACTTAATCAAATCATTCATTTCAGCTATACTGGTTTTTGTAGCTTTATTTGTAGCTTTCGACTATGTACTAACTGGTTCTGATGTTCTAGTTTCACACAGTACTGGAGCTTGTGTATCTGTAGAGAACTACGATGGTATTCTTTTCAGTGCTGGCGAATACAACTGTGAAAATCTACCACCTAAATATACTCATGTTTGGGTTAAATAAATATCAGAAACTTAGTTAAGGAGATAAACAATGGCTAGAGAAATCACAAACAAACTTTTAGAAATGGTAGAGAACGAGATCTTGGATCGTGATACTCTGATTAATGCTTGTCTAAAGTACATGTCAGAAGCTGAGGTTCATGATATGGCAGAGCTGAATGAGTTCTTAGAACTTTCAGAAGTTGATTTGGATGATGATTTTAACGAAGCTGAGTATTACGGTTTCGAAGATGAAGAAGATGAGAATTATTAAATAAAGGCGGTATATAATGGAAACTATGCAACCTATGGTACTTGACTTTAAAAAAGAAATTAAATGGCAAGAAGAACGTATACACGAAGTATTCGTAAGTATGCAAGAACTTCTGGATAATGCACCGGATAATGAGGACGACTTCAAAACAGAAATGGAAGAAATCCTAAAACAAGGCAATAATCGTTTTGTAGATATGGTTTCATTTGCCGAAGCAGCTCATAAACAGATTTTTGGAGATAAGTAATGAATATTTTCTACCTTCACAATGACCCAGTTAAATGTGCAGAGTACATGCACGACAAACATGTTGTTAAAATGATCCTCGAAACAGCACAGTTGCTCTGTACAGCACATCGTGTACTCGATGGAGAAATGTTCATTGGTCGTACAGAAAATACTGGTCGCAAAGTGAAGCGTTGGAAAATGTCTGATCCATTCATGGAAGAAAAATTGTACAAAGCTACACATGTTAACCATCCTAGTGGCATTTGGACTCGTCAGTCTAAAGAGAACTATAAATGGTTATACGAACATTTTGTAGCTTTGTGTCAAGAGTATACTTATCGCTATGGCAAAACGCATATGTGTGAAGACAAACTTATTGTTGTACTTGCTATGCCACCTAAAAATATGGAATCAAGTACACTAACAGAAATGCCCCAGGCTATGCCAGATGAATACAAATGTCTTAATCCTGTGGATGGTTACCGTACTTACTACATTGCTGAAAAAATTAAGCAGTCAAAATGGACTAAACGTTCAGCTCCAGAATGGCTGTAAGATAAATAATTTCGTACTATCGAGATGATGGTACTTTTAACCGGGCGAGTTGCCCATTAAACAATAAGGAGATAACGAGATGTTATTAAATACACTTACACAAAAAGACCTAGATTGGTTCTTTAGAACACCACACGACGATAAGGTTCTTCGATACCCATTGACTAATTTGGGTGTTAATGAAGAAACTAATGAACTTCTAGTAGAAGTAGCCGTTGCTGGTTTTAAGAAGGATGAAATTGAGCTAGAGATTAAAGGTAATAGAATTATTATTAGAGGTCAACCTAGCGATTCTGAACTCGACACTCGTTGGTTACAACGTAATATTAGTCGTAGTCCTTTCGAAAGAACTATTGTACTTC